TCCCTTTTTTATTCTACAGGAAAGTGAGGTGATGTATATGGCAAAGGACGGTACGAATCGGGGAGGCGCGAGGATTGGTGCGGGCGGCAAAAAGAAGGCGCTGGCAGAAAACATTCTTGACGGCAACCCCGGGAAGCGAAGGCTTAAGGTTATTGAGTTTACAGATACAGCTAATCTGGAAGGCCAGACAATGCCATCGCCACGAGACTACCTATCTGGGAAGCAGAAAAACGGCAAGGAGCTTATGGCAGTCGAGATATATGAAAAGACATGGCAATGGCTCAACGCGCATAAGTGTACACACCTCGTCCCGGCGCAGCTATTGGAGCAGTACGCAATGTCGGTTTCACGCTGGATTCAATGCGAGGAGAGCATTACGGAGTTTGGATTCCTAGCAAAGCATCCTACAACGGGAAACGCCATTCCGTCGCCTTACGTCGCAATGTCTCAAAGCTTTATGAAGCAGGTCAATAATATTTGGTACCAGATATATCAAGTGGTAAGGGAGAACTGCGCGACAGATTTCAAAGGAGCAACCCCTCATGATGATGTGATGGAGCGGCTGCTTTCAGCTAGAAAAGGTGGTTAATTGATGGATATTCAAAAGATTAAAGCTGAGATGTTAAATCCCTCGGAATATAATCCACGCAAGGATTTAAAGCCCGGGGATAAGGAATATGAAAAGCTCAAGCGTTCCATTTCCGAATTTGGATACGTTGAGCCGGTGATATGGAACAAGCAGACCGGCAATGTGGTCGGCGGACATCAGCGACTAAAAGTGCTACTTGATTTGGGACATACGGAGATCGACTGTGTGGTGGTTGAGCTTGATGTACAGAAAGAAAAGGCGCTAAATATTGCCCTCAATAAAATTCAGGGTGAATGGGACGAAACCAAGCTGGCCGAGCTTATGGCTGATCTCGATGCGGTTGCGTTTGATGTCTCTCTAACAGGCTTTGAAGCCCTAGAGATCGACGAGCTCCTCAACAGGTTCTATTCCAAGGAAGCGGTGCAGGACAACTTCGACGTTGACAAGGAAAAAGAGCTAATTGAAGCTGAAGGCGCAGTCACCCAGTGCGGGGATATATGGCTTTTAGGCCAGCACCGCCTGATGTGCGGCGACAGTACCAGTGCAGAGGATTTCGTAAAACTTTTGGACGGCGTTCACGCTCAGTGTGCTGTTACATCTCCACCTTACGGTGTGGGCAAGGAGTACGAAAAGGCAGGCATTGAACCGTGGTTTGCTACAATGAAACCGGTGATTAAAAATGTCTGCAAGCATTCGGATATCGTCTGCTGGAACCTGGGTGACCTTTATGCGACGGGTGGTCAGTTCATAGAGCCGACCAGCGTGTACAGCGTAAACATGTTTGCCGACAACGGCTTCCGTCCGATATGGATTCGCATTTGGAAGAAGCAGGGGATGAACTTCGGCGTTGGCCCTTATCATCTCGTTTCCAACAAACCGGTACAGCAATATGAGTACATTTCGGCTTTCAGCAATAATGGCGAGGTCGAGGAATATAACGATCAGGAATATGTGTGGCTCTCGGCGTTCGCTGGGCATAGTTACCGGTTTGTCAAAAGACTGACCAAAGAAGAACGTAAGAAATGGGGTTATGCGGGTATCTGGGAAATGACGACGGTTCGAGCTAATAAAGAACACCCCGCCATGTTCCCGGTTGAGCTGCCATGGCGCTGTATTAAGATGCACAGCGACCGTGGCGATATTGTTTTGGAACCGTTCTCCGGCAGTGGCACCACAATTATAGCGGCAGAACAGACCGCGCGTTGTTGCTATGCAATGGAGCTTTCTCCCGTTTACTGCGATTTGGCAGTGAAGCGGTGGGAGGAGTTTACCGGAGAAAAAGCATATAAAAGATAGCCATATTTTATTTTTAGAGTTATACTATAACTATTACTGGAAAGCATACCAACAGGAATTTGAGGGTTTGAATTGAACTCCATAAATCTGAATTAAAGAACGATTAGCACTTCATATTCAGGAGGGAAAACGATGCCAGTTACACAACCAATTGGATTAGTGATACCAGAAGATATTTGGGCAGGTTTATCAAGCGGAGAGCTTATAAGAAGTGGCAGTGTAGTTCGTGATCGCTTAGGAAGAATTAATGCACATCTGAAAGAAGGTCCAATAGCAAAAGATAAAAATTATAAATATATTGCAATTGGTTTAGGTGTAGTGGCAGTAGTGGCATTATCGGGATTGTTGTTAGTTACAATAAAATCCAGTAAAAACAAGAAAAATGCTGAGCTTAAAGCGCCAAAGTGTGTGGTAGATTTCAACAATGCATTTTATTCTTACTTAGAGGCTGTCCGTAATGGAAGTTTAGATATCGATACCATAACTCGTTTTATTTCAGTTCTAAACGAGATTAAGGTAAATCATGACAGTGGTAAGATAAATATTGATTTTTCAACTGAGCAATTAAATACTGTTGTTAATCTGGTTTATGACTATACGAAAAAACTTGCCGAACTAAATTCCGTTGAATTAAATGGGCTTGAAGAACCAGTATCTGCCTCTGCGGATAATGCAATTGTTATTTTACTGCGTTATTTGGAATTACAAAAACAGATTTTCGAGAATTTATCGTAATCAGCGTGCATAGATTAACCAGATGCATAAAACCCAGTTTGTTGGTGTAAAACGATTATCTTGAGATATTTGCTTATTCCACACTTTCACGGTGTGGTTTTTTCATGCCCAAGAGAGAGGTGAAACAATGAACATACAAAAGATACCCGGCTCCAAAATAAAGGCGGCAAAATACAATCCGCGCCGTGACCTCAAGCCAGGTGACGTGGAATACGATAAACTTCTTCGTTCCATTGAGGAATTCGGATATGTCGAGCCGGTCATCTGGAACAGCCGTACCGGTAACATCGTCGGCGGGCACCAACGGTACAAGGTCCTGACTGCTATGGGATATCAGGAAATCGACTGCGTTGTTCTGGATATCGATGAACAGCGAGAGAAGGCGCTTAACGTGGCGCTTAATAAAATCAGTGGCGAATTTGATATTCCGCTTCTGACCGACCTGCTACGCGATTTGAGCGAGGACGGATTTGACGTCTCGCTTACAGGCTTTGAAGCGACAGAGATCGACGAACTGTTCCGCGATAAGACCGGCGGCAAAATCAAAGATGATGATTTCGACGCGGACAGGGCGCTCGCGGAGATCGAAACGCCGATCACGCGGCGCGGCGATGTTTGGATACTGGGGCAGCACCGTCTCATGTGCGGCGATAGTACCAGTATGGATGACGTCAAAACCCTTATGGACGGAAAAATGACGCGGTTCGTATTTACCGATCCGCCGTGGAACGTGGACTACGGCGCTGTTGAAAAGGGAAATGTCCAAGGGTACAAGCCACGAACTATATTGAATGACAAGATGAGCACCGAGCAGTTCGGTGCTTTTTTATTACAAGCGTTCAAATGCATGCGGGAAGTTTCGAAACCCGGCTGCATGACGTATATCGTCATGAGCGGTCAGGAATGGGGTAACCTCATGAACGCCATGCGGGAGCTTAATTACCATTGGTCAAGCACGATCATATGGAAAAAAGACAGGCTGGTGTTATCGCGTAAGGATTACCACACGCAATTTGAACCGATTTGGTATGGATGGTTGGAAGGATCGCGGCTCTGCCCTTTGCAGGACAGAAAGCAAAGCGATGTGTGGGAAATCGAGCGCCCGAAGGTGTCTCCTGAGCATCCCACCATGAAGCCGGTCGTACTCGTGGCAAAAGCGATCATCAACAGTTCGCGCATCGGCGATCTCACGCTCGACTTGTTCGGCGGGAGCGGAACGACGATGATCGCCGCCGAGCAGACCGGACGCGTCTGTTACATGATGGAACTGGACCCGAAATACTGTGACGTAATTGTGAAACGATTTGTGGAACAGGTAGGCGGTCATGATCAGGTATTATTGTTACGCAGCGGTGCAGAAGTACCCTTCGCAGACATACAGTCTCGTTAATTATTACTTGCAATTCCGCAACAAATGAGCGTTACTGTGACCTACAAAATAAGAAAGGTAGGAAACCATCATGGAAATCAAGTACAATACGACAGGCGCTCGGCGTAAGGAACTGGTCGAGGCAATCAGCCAGATTACCGGCACATCAGCAGTATACAAAGGAGCACCAACATTCGACTATGAGATCGGCGACATCACGGTAGACAAGGAAGGGACGCTGACTATCGATGGCGGAGTGGAAATCGAATTGGTCAAAAAATTAATGCAAGAGCTTACGGAGCGCGGCTTTATATCCGAGGATAAAGCTATATTGACTATTGAGATGCCTCTGAATGGCTTCACCGACGTGGCGCTTGAGAACCTGAAACGTCTCGTCGCCAGCAAAGAAACGCTTATCAAAAAAGCAGTCAGTGCGGATGCGCTGGCCATCGAACAGACTGAAACCACACTCAAGTTCCCGTGGTTCAAGTCAGAAGCATCGAGTAATGAGGTTTCAGCTTACACACGATTCATTAGTGCGATATGCGCGGCTGCAAAGGAGCAAAAGCGTGTCACGGCCAAGGAAAGACCGGCAGAAAACGAAAAGTACACTTTTCGGTGTTTCCTTCTGAGGCTCGGTTTTATAGGGGACGAGTGTAAAGCCGAACGAAAGGTACTGCTTAAGCGCCTCTCGGGTAACGGCGCATTCAAAAGCATCGAAGCCAAACAACAGAGCGGGGAGGAAGTTCAAGATGAGCAATAACGGATTTCCTCCAAGAGAAGTGGTTGCAAGATTGAAGGAGCAGTATCCGCGCGGAACCCGCGTCGAGCTTGTACATATGAACGATCCGTATACCAAACTGCCGGAAGGTGCCCAGGGAACGGTCGCTTATGTGGACGATGCCGGTACCATCCATATCAATTGGGACTGCGGATCATCGCTTGGTGCGGTATATGGCGTCGATATTATAAGGCGGATATAGGGTAAATCACACTGAAAAATACTATGAAACCCCAGCAGAATTGTCTTGCTATCCTGTGTTTCTAATGGCCTAATGTGTCCTACCGAAAGGGAAACACACTTTTTGAAAGGCAGGAAGCAAGGATGTTCGCAACAAAGTTTGGAATCGAAGTAGAGTTTACGGGGATCACAAGAGCGCAGGCGGCAAAGGTGGCGGCAGAGTTTTTAGGCGGCAGGATCGAAAATGGAAGCGATTACTACAACACACAGAAGGTCATAACGGCAGACGGTCGGGTTTGGAAGTTCATGAGCGACGGCAGCATCCGGACACAGAAGAAGGAAAACGGACGGATCATCAACGCCGGGAACGAATACAGCGTGGAACTGGTCAGCCCCATCCTTACATACCGGGAGGATATAGTGATACTGCAGGAGCTGGTGCGCAAACTCAGGAAGGCAGGTGGATTCACGAATAGCAGCGCAGGAATACACATCCACTTGAACGGCGCGAACCATACCCCGAGAAGCCTTCGGAACTTCATGAACATCATAGCGAGCAAGAACGACCTTTTCTACAAAGCCTTGCAGATCGAACCGGACAGGATGCGGTTTTGCAAGAAGATGGACACGACGCTCGTCGAGAAGATGAACAGCAGAAAACCTAAGACCATGGCGCAGATCGAGAACATCTGGTACGCGGGTTATAACGACAACCGCAATACACATTATCATAACAGCCGGTACCATTTCTTGAACCTGCACAGCTTTTTCACCGGCAACCATACGGTCGAGCTGCGCGGCTTCAACAGCGAGCTTCACGCAGGTAAGATCAGAAGCTACATCGTCCTTGCATTAGCACTCAACAATCAGGCACTGACACAAAAATGCGCAAGCAGCAAGAAGCCGCAGGTTGAGAATGAAAAGTTCGCCATGCGGACATACCTCAACCGCATTGGGCTGATCGGCGAAGAATTCAAAAACTGCCGGGAGCACCTTTGCAACCACCTTTCGGGATCGGCGGCATGGCGATTTCGGGTGGCAGCATAGATAAAGAGGGCGCAGCGGGGCGGACAACCGCCCCTACGGCGATAAGCGAGGAGAATGAAGCTATGAATAAGCAAAAAGGTATTATTTATCTGGCATATGGCAGCAACCTTAATTTAGAGCAGATGGCATACAGGTGCCCGAACGCGAAGGCTCTTGGCGGTACGAAGCTCAACGGATACAGGTTATTGTTTAGGGGGGCTGGCTGCGGTGCAGTGGCAACAATTGAAAAACATGAGGGCGGCAGTGTTCCAGTGCTGCTATGGCAAATTACACCCACGGATGAAGCAGCACTTGATCGGTACGAAGGCTATCCGTACCTGTACCGGAAGGAAATGGTGAGGGTGCGTTTTGAAGGGAAGTGGTTATCGGCCATGGTGTACATTATGAACGATGGCAGACCGTTGGGATACCCAAGCACATATTACTATGATGTTATCCGGCAAGGTTATATGGATGCGAGATTTAACCTATCTGTTCTTGCACAAGCTGTAAAGGATTCAGCGGCGCGGAGACAGAAGACAGAGGTATAAGGATGAGTATAGATCAATTTATCACCGACAAACTGTTTGAGCAGATTCTCGCCATAAGGAGTAGCGGCAAGGTCAATATGTTTGATGTACCCGGTGTGCAGCAGGAGGCCAATAATAGAGGATTTTACGAGATGGTTATTTTTCTTGAAGAGCACCGGAAAGAGTACGCAGAGTTTATACTGACTGGCCGTCGATAAAAGACTCAGGAGAGGAGCTTCGTAAGAGGCTCTTTTTCTTATGGATTTATACAAAAATTGTCTTGCTATCCTGTGTGTTTCATGGCCTAATGTGTCCTACCAAAAGGAAAAACACATTTTCGAGGAGGAAACAAACATGGCGAACACCAATAAGAAGGGCGAAACCGCAACCGAGGCATACGCAAGAAACATGGGCGAGATATACGATAAACTGGATAGGATCAAGCAATACCTCATAGATAACGGCATCGATTGCCGGGAAGTGAACTGGGGCCACGTGGGCAGCGCGGTACACATCAACGAGTTGCTCGACGAGCTTAATGAGTTCATTGGGGTGAAATAAGGGCATATACCAATAAGCGATTACGAGGAGCCTTCAAGAGGTTCCTTTTTTCATGCCCATTTTTATGAAGGGAGGCATCAACGCTGCGGAAGCTAAAAAGATATAAGCCCACACCATTTATGGTGGATGGTGCTAAGTACGACAAAAACGCTGCGGACGTCGCTGTCGCCTTCATCAATTGCTTAAAGCATACCAAGGGAGAATGGCACGGCCAGCCGTTTGACCTTATCGATTGGCAGGAGCAGATCATCCGTGACCTATTCGGGATAAAAAAGAATAACGGATACCGGCAGTTCAACAACGCCTATGTGGAAATCCCCAAAAAGCAAGGCAAGAGCGAGTTGGCCGCAGCTGTCGCCCTACTTCTAACCTGCGGGGATTATGAGCATGGCGGTGAGGTATACGGATGCGCGTCAGACCGTCAGCAGGCGTCTATCGTTTTCGACGTTGCGGTCGACATGGTGGAGCAATGCCCAGCACTTAAAAGCCGAATTAAGCCCATGCTGTCACAGAAACGTCTGATATATAAGCCGCTGGGGAGTTTCTATCAGGTTCTATCCGCCGAAGCCTACACCAAGCATGGCCTCAATGTCCATGGTGTAGTGTTTGACGAGCTGCACGCTCAGCCGAACCGCAACCTGTATGACGTTATGCTACATGGCTCGGGCGACGCCCGAAAGCAGCCTTTGTTTTTTCTTATCACAACTGCGGGTACCGACCGGCATTCCATCTGCTGGGAGGTACATCAAAAAGCCGAAGATATCCTGCATGGTAGAAAGATTGATCCAACATTTTACCCAGTCATCTATAGTGCGTCAGATGATGCGGACTGGACGAGTGAAAAGGTGTGGTCAAAAGTTAATCCGAGTTTGGGTATCACCGTCGATATTGAAAAGTTACGAATTGCCTGCGAAAATGCCAGGCAGAACCCGGCGGAGGAGAACCTATTTCGACAGCTTCGACTCAATCAATGGGTTAAGCAGAGCATACGATGGATGCCTATGGAGAAATGGGACAAGTGTTCATTCGCAGTCGATCCGGAGGCATTACGTGGACGGATATGCTATGGCGGCCTTGACCTTTCTTCAACAACTGATATCACAGCCTTTGTGCTGGTTTTTCCGCCAACGGACGAGGACGATAAATACACCATTCTGCCGTACTTCTGGATTCCGGAAGACAATATGGATTTGCGTGTTCGGCGCGATCATGTTCCGTATGACGTCTGGGAGAAACAAGGGTGTCTCTTAACAACAGAAGGCAACGTAGTGCATTACGGTTTTATCGAGAGCTTCATTGAAGATCTCGGCAAAAAGTACAACATACATGAAATCGCTTTTGACCGCTGGGGTGCTGTTCAGATGGTGCAAAACCTCGAGGGATTGGGCTTTACAGTAGTGCCGTTCGGTCAGGGCTTCAAGGATATGTCCCCACCAACCAAGGAACTGATGAAACTTACATTGGAAGAAAAACTGACGCACGGCGGTCATCCTGTACTGCGGTGGATGATGGATAACATCTTCATTAAAACTGATCCGGCAGGGAACATCAAACCGGACAAGGAGAAGTCCACAGAAAGGATCGACGGCGCGGTTGCTACTATTATGGCACTTGATCGTGCACTACGACATAATGGCGGCGACGGTCTTTCTGTTTACGACAATAGGGGGTTATTAATTATATGAGCATTTTCAACCGGCTATTTATGTCGCGGGACAAGCCTGTAAATCGCTTATCGGGCAGCGATTACAGCTTCTTCTTTGGTGGCACCACAAGCGGCAAAGCCGTAAATGAACGAACGGCAATGCAAACGACAGCGGTATATGCATGTGTCCGAATACTGGCCGAGGCAATAGCCGGTCTACCATTACAAGTATACCGATACAAGCCTGATGGTGGAAAAGAGAAAGCAATTGACCATTCCATATACTATCTGCTCCATACGGAGCCAAACCCGGAGATGACTTCATTTGTGTTCAGGGAGACACTGATGAGTCATCTTTTGTTATGGGGCAATGCCTACGCTCAGATCATACGGGATGGTATGGGGCGGGTGTTGGCCTTGTATCCGCTATTACCTAACAGAATGACTGTAGACAGAACGACAGCAGGACAACTTTTTTACGAATACAGGCCGGATACCGGCTCGGTGATTTTACGTCCTCAGGACGTTCTTCATATCCCTGGCCTCGGCTTTGATGGCCTTATCGGCTATTCGCCAGTCGCCATGGCTAAGAACGCTATCGGCATGGCGATTGCCTGTGAAGAATATGGCGCATCCTTCTTCGCCAACGGCGCGAATCCGGGCGGCGTGTTGGAGCATCCGGGCGTGGTAAAGGACCCAAAACGCGTGCGGGAGAGTTGGAACACCGTATATCAGGGAAGCGCAAATGCGCACCGGATCGCCGTGTTGGAAGAGGGAATGAAGTTCCAATCAATCGGCATTCCGCCCGAACAGGCGCAGTTTCTGGAAACGCGCAAGTTCCAGATCAACGAGATTGCACGTATTTTCCGTGTGCCGCCACATATGGTGGGCGACCTTGAGAAGTCGAGTTTTAGCAACATTGAGCAGCAGTCACTTGAATTTGTTAAGTACACGCTGGATCCATGGGTGGTGCGCTGGGAACAGGCTATACAAAAGGCATTGTTCCTACCATCTGAAAAGCGGACTTATTTCGCCAAGTTTAACGTGGATGGGCTGCTGCGCGGCGATTACCAAAGCCGAATGAACGGATATGCAGTCGGGCGTCAAAACGGCTGGTTATCAGCTAACGATATTCGAGAGCTGGAAGATCTGAACCGTATTCCGGAGGATGAGGGCGGCGATCTGTACCTTATAAACGGCAATATGACCAAGCTCAAGGATGCAGGCGCATTCGCCAACACAAACAGACAAAAGACGGAGGGGAGATAAAATGCATAGGAAGTTTTGGAACTGGGTCAAAAATGAGGACGGGGCCCGAACGCTATATCTGGACGGTGCCATTGCGGAAGAAAGCTGGCTCGGGGATGAAGTAACACCCAAACAGTTCAAGTCGGAATTAAAATCCGGCGAGGGTGATATCACCATTTGGATCAACAGTCCGGGCGGAGATGTGTTCGCGGCAAGCCAGATCTACAACATGCTCATGGATTACAAAGGAAACGTAACTGTGAAGATCGATGGTATCGCGGCCAGCGCCGCGTCGGTGATCGCCATGGCGGGTGGCGATGTATTCATGTCGCCGGTTTCCATGCTCATGATCCATAACCCCATGACCATCGCTATCGGCGAT